GAAGCTGGGCCACAGTTAGGCTCCTTGGGTTTCGGCCGCGGGTGCGGCGGGTTGGTGGGTGATCTTGGCGGCGATCGCCGCGAGGTTCGGAGGCTCGAACGCTTCGAGCGCGCCCGAGCGGTCCTTGGCCCCGTACTGGACGTCTGGCTGAGTCTGAAGCGCGCGCACGGGGCGGCCCTCGGCGTCCTTCTCGATGCGCAGGCACAGCACCTCGTCGAACAGGTACGGCAATCCCTGGCCGAGCCTCTGGCCAGGCATCGACGGGCCGTAGAGCACGGCGCCGGTCAACTCGTCCTTGGTGCGTTCCTGCTTGGCGCTCATGTAGACGTTGCGCCCAGGCAGGTCGCGGAACGCGCGCAGCAGGTCGGTCATCTGCTCGGTCAGCGCGCCGTAGGCCTGGCGCGGGTCCTTGGTCGCCTTCTTCTCGGCGTTCAGCACGACCTCGGCGATCTCGCTGATCGAGTCCAGGCACACCCAGTCGAAGCGCGCCCCTTCCTCGCTCGTCAGGAACGCATAGGCATCGTGCACGTCGGCGATGCTGGACACCTCGATGACGGGGATGTCCGATCCGCGCAGCGACAGCAGGCCCGACTCGGCGCTGATGATGATGGGGTTGCCGCCAGTGGTGGCGCACAGGGAAGTCTTGCCCGCGCCGGCCTGGCCGTACACCAGCACCTTGATTCCGTTGGTGCGCGCGGCGTCGCGCGTGTTGGTGAGCTTGATCGCCATCACGCCACCCGCAGAGTGATCGACGACTTCGCCTTCTTGGCGGTGATCGCCTGCGCCACGATCGCGTAGACCGACGGCTGATGCTCGGCCAGCCAGCGCAAGCCCTTCACGTCCAGCTTGGCCACCTGCGCGAACTGAATCGGGCGCAGCGCCTCGGGCACCATCGGGGCCACGCGCAGCCACGCCTTCTCGTCGACCGTGCGGGTGATCTTGCTGGTGATGGTGAGCTTGCTGCCGTCGGCCAGTTCGTGCGTGGCGCTGCCCTCTTCGGGCTCGCCAAGGGCGTCGATCAACATGGCCTCGATCTGCACGCGGCGCTTGTTGGCCGCGTCCTCGTCGCGCTTGGCGTCGATCCAGTCGACGACCAGGCCATCGACAGATTGCGTGCGCTGGATGGGTTTCAGAATGGCATTCACGGGGTTCTCCTTCGGTGTTGGCGCGGCATCCGGCCGCGCGGCGGTATCACTTGATCCAGGCCGAGGCGATCAGCAGGCCGAACGCCGCGCACAGCACGGCCACGCAGAACCGGCCGATCAGGCGGTCCACACGATCGCTGGTGCTCTCGGTGGTGTGCAGCCGGGCATACGGCCCGAATGCGTCGTTCATCGTTCGCGGAGTCGCGCTGCGAAGCTGGGTCGCGCTGCCGATGGCAACGCGGGTGCGCAGTCCTTGGCTCATGCTGCCTCCGTCGAGAAGTCGAATAGCGATGTCTGCCGGCCGGCGGTTTCAAGGTTCCGCGTGGCTTGTTCGTAGTAGCTGCGCTTCAGCTCGACGCCGACGAACTTGCGCTGCATCTCGATCGAGACAACACCCTCAGACCCGATGCCCATAAACGGGCTAAGCACAACGTCACCGGGGTTTGTCCATAGATCGATGCCGCGCCGGATGACCTCAAGCTGCAGCGGGCAAATGTGGCGCTCGTCGTCGTGCTCTCGCGCGCTCCTGTATTGCAGCGTGTCGTTCGGGTCAATGTCCATCCAAACCGGGGATGCAACCTGCTGCCACTTGCTGACCGGGTACTGCGCCGAGTCGTGCGTTACCCGATGCTCGGCATCGCCTGGGGCACGCATCGTCACCAGGTAGTCAGGGATTCCCTGGCGGCTCATGCTGGCGTTTGTGCGGACCGTCTTGTGCAACAGTCCAAGCGCCTTCGTCCGCTGCATTGATGTCACCGGGTCTTTCCAGATACAGACCTCGCTTGCATAGACAAACCCGGCCGACTGAAACGCGCGGATCAGATCCCCTCGGAAGTCCTTCAACCCGATGTAACCGTCACGCTCTTTGCTGGTCGGCATGAGCATGCAGTGGAAAGACACGTTCCGTCCTGGCCGCATCACGCGACGAAGTTCGTCGATGAGAAAGCGCATGTGCGCAAAGAACTCCTCATCGTCGCGGCAGTTGCCGAGGTCTCGCGGGCTGTTTGAGTAGGTGTAGAGACTCGCGAACGGCGGGGAGAAAATCGAGTAGTCGACAGACGATCCGGGAAGCCCCGCGATCGCTTCGATGCAGTCGCCGTTGATTGCAGTCCATCCGTCGCCGGATCGTTGTTCCATTGCGTTCATGCCGCGCTCCTTAGCCAGTCCGGCGCGACAATTCGCGCACGTGGGTGATAGGTGTTTCGCTGGCGCGCGGTGGCGCCAAGCACTGACTCTCGAACGGCCGCATTCGTGTGAGCCGATAGAGCCTCGGCCATCGCGAGCGCGTCAGATTCCTTGCGGCGCAAGTTGGCGATGACTGATCCCTCGCGTTCACTCGCGTAGATGTGGACCTGCACTTCTGACTTCTGGCCAAATCGCCAGCATCGGCGCACGGCTTGGTAATAGGACTCCCACGAGTCCGTGACACCGACGAACGCCATGCGGTCGCAGTGCTGCCAGTTCAGCCCCCATCCTGCGATGCTCGGCTTCGTGACGATCACTCTCGCTTGACCGGACGCGAATCTGTCTAGCGCAGTCTCCTTTTGGTCAGGGTCCATAGACCCGCGCACTTCGACAGCGCCATCAATCCCGCGCGTCAACAGTTCCGACTCTGCGTTCAGATCGCACCAGACAACCCAAGGGCGGCGGTCGGCATTCACTGCGGCGATACAGCGCGCTACCCGAGACTCAATCGACGATCTACGGGCGTCTCTGCGCTCCGATAGCGATGCGGCCTCAAGGGCGAACAATGCTCCGTCACTGGCGTCAGACTCGACGAAATGCTCACGGACGTGCAGCGGCTGCAGGCTGTATGCGCCGTCGTCAAAACCAAGATCAGATGGCTTGCGAACCATCGCGCCCCACTGCGAGACCCAACGCCAAAATTCGTTTTGAGCGTGGCGCTTGAGTCTCCATACCTGCGTTTCTGCCCCGTCGTGGACGAAGAATTCAGAGAGCATTTCGACGCGAGTACAGACCCCAAGGAATTCGGCATGCGTGCCAAGCTCGGTCCAGTCGTTCGGCGCAGGCGTGGCGGTGGCGCACAGCCTGTAAGGCGTGTTCGCAAATGCCTCCAGCAACGTCGCGAGCGTCCGCGTGGTGTGGTGCTTTATAACGCTGGATTCGTCGAGCACGACCGCGCCAAACTGCGTCGGGTCGATCTTGTGCAGCCGGTCATAGTTGATGACGTTGATACCGGGGGCGGCATCGCCGGCTTCGCGCATGATCGTGACCGGCACGCCGATAGAGGCCCCTTCGGCCTGCATCTGCTTTGCGACGGCGAGCGGGGTCAGGATCAGCACGTCAACGCCGGCCGACCGATGCAACGTGTCGGCCCACGCAAGCTCCATGCGCGTCTTGCCGAGTCCGGTATCAGCAAAGATCGCGCAGCGACCGCGCTTCAACGCCCACGCGGTCAACGCTCGCTGATGCTCAAACATCGGCAAAGATTCGGAAGGCGCCACGTCGATGCCGGACGGCATCAGATCGCGAGACTTTGCCGCGATGAAGTCGCGATAGCTCACAACACCCCCATCAGTTCGATCAGCGCGCCGATCGCGTAGCCCCAGGCGATGGCGCACACCGGCAGCAGCGCAAGGACAGTGCCCAGCGATTGCGCGCGACGCGCGGCATCGCGGTCGGACTCGCTCGCCAGCAGCGCGAACAGCGCGGAATCGGCTTCGGCGCGGGTCATGCCGCACCCCTCGGGAACGACGCGGCACGCAGCCGCTCGGACATGCGCCGGCTTTCGATGCCGGGCATCGTGTCGCGGACTTTGGCGATGTCCCACGGCAGCGAATCGCGGTCGAGCGCGATGCACACGTCGGTGCACACGTCGATCAGTTCGGAGCCAAACGAGCGGGCGGCGGTCACGAGCGCGTCGTCCGTGCGGGCTGGATCCATCGCAAACGACAACAGTTCGCGGAACATTTGGCCGAGCATGTCGTCCCCGCCGATGATCTCGAACAGCAGGCCAAGGTCGGCGTCGTCGATGTCGGCCTGCAGCGTGTCCGGCAGGCGCTCGCGGCGCTCGTCAGCCAGGCGCTCGGCGCGGTCCAGAGCGGCGTGATGCCGGGCCAGTTCGTTGGCGAGGAAAGAGTCGTAGGAGGACATCACGCAGCCTCCGCAACGGTCGTCGGCGTCCAGATAGCCACGTGCGCCTCGATCATGACGATGGCGGCGGCGTACTCGCGCCCGTGGATGCTGTCGCCATGCGTATCGGCAACAGCCGCGCGGAAGTCGGCCAGCGAGCCAAAGAAGCAGCCGGCGCGCACATACACGCCGGCATCGGTCGTGTACGCGGTCAGGTAGTCACTGCGCGAGCCAAGCGGGCCGAGCATCAAAATCGACCGAGCGCCGATCAGGTTCGAGCCGATCAGGTTCGCGCCGCGCAGGTACGCGTCGCGCAGGTTCGCGCCGATCAGGTTCGCGTCGCGCAGGTTCACGCCGCTCAGGTCCGCGTTGCTCAGGTCCGAGTTGCTCAGGTCCGAGTTGCTCAGGTCCGCGCCGCGCAGGTCCGAGCCGCGCAGGTTCGCGTCGCGCAGGTTCGAGTCGCGCAGGTTCGAGCCGCGCAGGTCCGCGTCGCGCAGGTCCGCGCGCTCTCGCACTGCCTGCACCACGACATCACGCAGCGATTCCCCGCCGGCCGAGTACAGCACCCGGCCATCCCAGCGGCTTTTGATCTCGAATGTCTGCACTGCATCTCCCGGCCCCCCGCGCGGTGCGGTTGTCGTGGGGCGCATGGGGGAAGATTAGCGATGCGCTATGCGTTTGTCAATAGCGCAACGCTAAGATTTCTTGGATGTGCGCTACGTTGTTGATCCCAGCGCGTTCCGATCTGTCGATCGGTGGCGGTCAGGGGGTGACGCGCGGCGGCCCCAGGCCGCGCGCCGCGCTATTGCAAAATCCTAGCGCCGCGCTATCATTGCCCGCATGAACCTCCATGACTACCTCGCGCAGTCGTCCAATGTTGCGTTGGCGGAAAGGCTGGGCGTCCCAGGGCCGCTGGTCAGCCAATGGCGCACAGGAGCTCGATCGGTGCCGATCGAGCGATGTGTGCAAATCGAACACGCCACCTCTGGGGCCGTGCGCCGCTGGGACCTGCGCCCCACCGACTGGCACCGGATCTGGCCCGAGCTGATCGGCCAGCCAGGCGCGCCCGAAGTGGCGGGAAAGGTGGCGGCGTGACACCCGCCCAATACCGCCTCCACCGACAGTCCACGATGCGCGCAGCCATGCGCGCGTCTGCCCTGTTCCTCCGGCTGCCGTGCGGGGCGGCCGTCTCCTCCTCATGGGACCGCGCGCCCGGCGCCGGGTACTGGGTCGAAGTGAAGGGGAATATCCCCGAGCAGAGAGAAATGGATCTGCTGTGCGAGTTGGCGGCCGCGACCGGACATATCCCGGCGTACGACGAGGTCAGAGACGCCATGCACGCCGCCAGGCAGGCCCGCTTCGAACACGGCCAGGTCGGCGCGCCGACTCGTTGGGATTCGCCTCGCCCATGATGCCAAGGCCTGCCGGCAGCTCGATTTTCGAAGCCTCGACGTACTACGTCGAGGCGCTTGGCTGGGCGCTCACGCCATTGCGCCCGCGCTCGAAGATCCCTGTGCCACTGGAGTGGAACAGCGAGGACGCAGCCGTGCGCACTGTCGAAGGCGCTGCCAGGCTGTGGGGCGCCGGGCAGAAGAACGGCATCGGGTTGGTGCACAAGTACAGCGGCACCGGGACGCTCGACATCGACAGCACCGAGTGGGCTGCAGTCGCGTTCGCCGAGTTCGGCATCGAGATCAACGAGCTGATCGCCGACTGCCTGCAGGTCGTTGGCAAACCAGGGCACGGTAAGGCGCTGTTCGCGGTGCCCCCTGGCCTGCCGACGTTCAAGCTGACGTGGCCTGCGCCGCATGCCGGCGGCAAGCCCATCACGGTGTTCGAGCTGCGATCCGGTGAGCATCAGGACGTGCTTCCGCCATCGATTCACCCGGACACCGGCGAACCGTACACGTGGGCCGTCGCACCCTGGGACAAGGACGCGATCCCGCCCATCCCGGCGCAGTTGCTGGCCATCTGGCGGGCCTGGAAGGACTTCAAGCCTCAGTTCGAGGCCGCATGCCCGTGGGCGGTCAAGGACGAGCCGCCGCGGCCCGCCGTGCGCCAGGTCGCCAAGAAGCACAGCAACTTGATCGGCCAGTTCAACGAGCAGGCTGATGTGGTGCAAATGCTGGAGGCCAACGGGTACAAGCCGCGCGGCAAGCGCTGGCTGTCCCCCACTTCGAGCACTGGCATCCCGGGCGTGGTGGTGCTCAAGGATGGTCGGTGCTACTCGCACCATGCATCTGACCCGCTGAACGACGGGCATGCTCACGATCCGTTCGACCTGTTCTGCCTGTTCGAGCACGGCGGGGACTTCAATCGTGCGATCGCAGCAGCCGGCAAGATGTTTAGAACGGCGCCCGCAGTCAGCAAGGCCGAAATCGACATCAGCGGACTGCTGGCCAAGGCAACGCCGCGCTCCGCGGCGCCTGAGATTGCTGCGCACCTGCTCACTGTGCCGGGCGCCCTGCGCTTCACCGTCGAGTGGAGCCGTGCCACCGCCAAGAAGCCGCAGCCCCTGTTCGATGTCCAGGCCGCGCTGGCGTTGGGGTCCGTCGTGCTGGGCCGCCGGTACCGGACGGACAACGACAACTGGTCAGCCCTGTACTTTCTGAACGTGGCCAAGTCTGGCGCCGGGAAAGAGCACGCCAAGCACGTCATCGAGACACTGCTGGAGGCGGCGGGGTACGGGCATCTGGTGGGCGCAGGGCGCTTCGCCAGCGAATCCTCGATCATCTCCGCCCTGGTCGGCCAGCCGTGCCACGTTGCCATGCTCGATGAGTTCGGCAAGTCGATCGAGGAATCCAACTCGGCCGGAAACTGGATGGCGCGCGGGACGCTCAAGGGCCTGATCGAGGTATGGGGGCGCGCGCACAGCGTGCTACGCCCCGTGGCCTACTCGACCGCGGGAATGTCTTCCCGCCAGGCCGAGGAACTTGCCCGGCGGATGGTCAGGAAGCCCAGCCTGACCATTCAGGCCATGTCGACGCCTGAGACGTTGTTCGACGCGATGACCAACAAGTCGGCGGTCGACGGGTTCCTCAATCGATTCGTGACCGTGTTCTCGGACATCGGTCGCCAGCCGCCCACGCCAGCGAAGGCGATCGATCCGCCGCCACAGCTCATCGAGTGGATGCACGAAGTCCGCAATCGCGGCCCCGGCGGGAACCTGGCCGGCATGGACGTGGCGCACGACATCGACCCGGCGCCCATCACGCTGCCCATTGACGAAGCTGCGCACCGGCTATTCGCCGCGTTCGGTCGCGAGTGCGACCAGCTCGCCGACGAGCTTGAGTCCGAGGGCCTGGCCGAGATGACCGCGCGCAACGTCGAGATCGCCATGCGGGTGTCGCTGATCGTTGCGGTGTCGCTGGGCGCCCAGGCGGTGACCTACGATGCCGCGCACTGGGCCATCGGCTACGTGCGCACGCACAGCGGTCGGGCCATCACGCAACTGCGCATCAACATGAGCGACGGGCCGTTCCACCGCCTGTACAAGGCCGTGCTGCGTCTGGTTGCCGAAGCCCCAGCCAGCACGGGCATCACGACCCGCGAGATCGGCCGGCGCTGCCGCCCGTGGAACCAGGTCGCCAAGAAAATGCAGGATGACTGCCTGGCAGCGCTCATGCGCGACGGCTACATCGCCGAGCGTCAGCGCGAAAGCGCGTCTGGTCGCGGGCGCACCGGGGTCGCGTACTTCCTAAATACCGTCGACGGCGTCGACATTGCGTCGACGGGGAGTGTAGACGCTTAAACGCAAGCACTGGCGCGGGTTTCGGCAATTCGTCAGCGGTGCGACGGGGGGTCGTTAGCACCCCATGGATAAGTAAAGGGGAGAACACCATAAAAAGCGTAGACGTATTTCCAAGAACCGCATGGATACAGGCTTTCCACCGGCGACATCGAATGTCGACAACTGCTGACGAAATGACAGCCACATCAACCCGCCTCGAATTCACCATCCCCGGCACCCCAATGGCATGGGCACGCGCGCGTACCAACGGCACCCGGCACTTCACCGCGGACAGCCAACTGGCCTACAAGCGCGCTGTGGCCCTGCTGGGCGCGCAGGCGATGGCCGGCCGGGCGCCGTTCACCGGCCCCGTGGTGCTCGCCCTGGTGGCCGTGTTCGAGCCGCCGGCCAGCTGGAGCAAGGCCAGGCGCGAGGCGGCGCTGGCGGGCGAGGCCTTACCGCAGAGCAAGCCCGACTGGGACAACCTGGGAAAGATCACCAGCGACGCCCTGAACGGCATCGCCTACAAGGACGACGCCCAAGTGGTCGATGGTCGGGTGCTCAAGCGGTTCGGGTCTCGAGCACGGGTCGAGGTGGCGGTCGTGGGGACGCGCTCCTGATGCTGTGCACACCACGCACCCTGCTGCGCGACATGGCCGACGTGCGCTTGTGGACCGCCGTCCTACAGTGGTGGTCCGACCAGCCGTCGGGGCGGTGGTGGACACTGGCCGAAATCGCGCCACACGCCCCGATGTCCATCGAGCAGCTCTCCTGGCTGCTCAACGCGTGGCACGACGAAGGGTGGCTTGAGCGGCGCACGGACAGCGGACGCACGCTGTGGCGACCCACCGTCGAAATGCCGATCGTCACGCCTCGCCAGCGACCCGCCACGCAATCATGGTCGGACCTTTTCTCGGCAGTGGCCGAGCTGCCGGTGCGATGAATCATCGCCTGCCCGCCAGCCACGAAGTGGACGATCTGCTGCCGGACTGGGGCGCGACGCTGCGCGCCTGGGCGGCCTGCGGGTGGATCGAGCGCAAGGTCGATTCGGGCGTGGCGCTGTACCGGGCGGGGAAGGGGCTGCCGGGCGACGAGACCCCGTGGGGGATGACCTTCCGAGGCGTGCTCGCCCTGGCCCAGCGGCGCGACCTGGGGTGGGCGCTGTGATCTCGTTCTCGGTCCAGGCCGACCTCGACAAGGTGGCGAAAGAGGTCGAGCGCAAGCATCGGGAACAAATCCCCTACGCGACGATGCTCGCCCTGAACCGCACGGCCGACGCCGCGCGCGTGGCCGTGCGTCAGGAAATGGCCCGGGTGTTCGATCGGCCGACCCCGTTCACCTTGGCGAGCACCCGCACAAAGTACGCCACGAAGGCAAAGCTCGTTGCCGAGGTCGCGTTGAAGGACGAGGGGAACAAGGGTGGCGGCAATGCGGCGGTGCGCATCGAGCCGCAACTGGTGGGCGGGCCTCGCCGGTACAAACGCATGGAAGGGGCATTACGCCGGGCCGGCCTCCTGGGCAATGCGGAAATGGCGCTACCTGGGCAAGCCGCCGAGCTCGACGCGTACGGCAACATGAGCCGGGGCCAGATTGTGCAGATTCTCGCGTGGTTCCAAGCGTTCCCCGAGACGGGCACGCGGCAGAACATGACGCGCGAAAAGAAATCGAAGATGGCCGCGGGCCGCGCCGGCAAACGTTACGGCGTGCGGTATTACTACAAGCGAGACGGGAAAGGCCGAGGGATTTACAAGGCCACGCAGACGGGATTCGGATCGGCGATTCAACCGGTACTGATGTTCGTGCGCCCCGCCACGTACAAACGGCGGTTCGATATGCCGGGCACGGTGAGTCGCACGGTGAGTCGGGAATTCAAGGCGTGGTTCAAAGACGCACTCGCGGATGCGATGCGGAACGCACGATGAACGAAAAAAACTACCGACGACTTGGGCGCCTGTTGATTCCGGCGCGCGTGTTTGAACAGGCATTTTTGCCGAAAGGGTCGAACGTTCTGCGAATGTGGACGGATTTCACAATGGCAGAAGAGCGGATCGGACTTATGGTCGAACACTCGGCATTGCCTGCAATCAGGGAAGGGGCGATTGTCCCGCAGGTTGAAATTGAAATACAGGGAAACGACCAAGGCTATTTCCGCGTGCAACGATTCATCGCTTAATGCGCGATTTTTTACGTGCGCGGGTCCTCCCGGAAAGAAAACGAATGCGGGTAATTCGAGCCGCACTGTTCGCAACTTTGTTGCATTTGCACATTGTGGAAAGTACGCCATGCCCGCGGTGAGTTTGTCCGACATGGCGGGCATCCTCGAGGTGACGCCGAAAATCGTGTCGGCCTGGGTCGAGGACGGCCTGCCGGTCCTGGGCGAGGGCGGTCGCGGGAAACCGCGCACCGTCAACACTCGCGCCGTGGTCGATTGGTTGATCGCCCGCGAACGCGCGAAGCTCGCCACGCCGGACGGCGGCGAAACCCTGGACGCCGCGAAACTGCGCAAGGCGCGGGCCGATGCGGACACCGCCGAGCTCGAGGTCCGCAAGGCGACCGGCGAACTCGTGCCCCTGGCCGACATGGAACAACTCGTCGCGCGGGTCATGGTGCTATGTGCGACGCAACTCGACGCGCTGGGCGGCCGGCTGGCGTCCACCCTGGCCGGTGAAACCGATCCGGCCGTCGTGCGACAGATTCTATTCGATGAAACGAAACGGATTCGCGATGCAATGTCAACAGAATTTGAAAATCGCGCGCCTGTGGAGAATCGCGGCGAGGACGATCAAACCGCCACCGAGCCGGACGCCGGACCAGTGGGCGAATCAGTGCCGAACCCTCCCGCCAGGAAGCGCCGAGGCCGGCCCGTGGCGAAGCGAACGGACCCCGTATATGATTCCGATCATGCGGGCGATGGTTGACCCGCGGGTTCGGCGCGTGGTTACCGTCTGCGGCGCGCAAATGGGGAAAACCGAGGGATTCTGGAACGTCATCGGCTGGCGCCTGGACGACGATCCCGCGCCGATTCTCTACATCGGCCCGACGCAAAAACTCGTTGAGTCAATGAGTAGCGATCGGGTAATGAAAATGCTGCAATCGGTGCCGACCCTGTGGGATAAACTCGCCAAGGGGAAGAAAAACAAAATCACCGAGAAATTCATCGCCGGGGTGAGGCTCGGTTTCGCCTGGGCGGGGTCCGCGACCGAGATTGCAGGGCACCCGGCGGCCCTGGTGTTGATCGACGAGCGCGATCGAATGGATTCGGACGTCGGCGGCGAGGGCGACGTCGTCGAGCTCGGCGAGGCGCGGATGTCGACCTACCCGGACGGCCGCCTGGCCGTAGTGTCGACGCCCACCGGCGGGCCGTCCGAGGTCTACGTCGACGAGGTGACGGGTGTCGAGCACTGGAAGGTGTCGGACGCGGTGACGTCGCCCGTCTGGCGGCTGTGGCAGGAGGGCTCGCGGCACGAGTGGGCGATCCCGTGCGCCCACTGCGGCGACTACTACGTGCCGCGCCTGCGTCACCTGCGGTGGCCCAAGGACTGCGCACCCGCGGCCGCGGTGCGCGCCGCGCGCTTGGTCTGCCGGCACTGCGGCGCGGAAAACGACGGGGTCCAGGTCCACCGGGCCAACGCGGCCGGCCGCTACGTCGCCCCCGGGCAGCGCATCACGCGCGACGGCGTGGTCGAGGGGCCCGAACCGACGGGCGACGTCCGATCGTACTGGATCTCGGGCCTGTGCTCGCCCTGGCGCACGATCGGCCAGCGGGCGCGAGACTACATCGCCGCGGCGCGCGGCAACGACCCCGACCGGATGCGCGCGGTCGTGAACACCCGATTCGGCGAACTGTTCGTCGAGCGCGGCGAGGTGCCGACCGTCGATCGCGTGCTCGCCGCGCGCCGCGCGTACCGCATGGGCGAGGTGCCCGAGGGCGCGATCGTCCTCACGGCGGGCGTGGACGTGCAGAAAACCCGCCTTGTCTACGTCGTGCGCGCCTGGGGCCGCGGCCTGGCCTCCTGGCTGGTCGACTTCGGCGAACTGTGGGGCGACACCGAGCGCCCCGAGGTCTGGTCCGCCCTGGGCGACCTCCTGGCCAAACTCTACGGTGAGAAACGCTGGGCGGTGCGCATGATGCTGGTTGATTCGGGCTACCTGCCGGCGCAGGTCTACGAATTCTGCCGGCACCATCCGGCCGCGCTGCCCTCGAAGGGCCGCGACGAGCTCTCGATGCCGGTCTCGATGTCGCGAATCGAGGTCACGCACCGGGGCGAGAAGGTCAAGCGGGGCCAGGTGCTATGGCACGTCGACACCGGGCATTTCAAGGCCTTGGTGCACTCGCGCATCGAATGGCCGGCCGATCGCCCTGGCGCCTGGGCGCTGCCCGAGGACGTGCCCGACGAATGGGCCGCCCAGGTCACGGCCGAATCGCGGGTCACGCTGCCCAGCGGGCGCGCCGTCTGGCGGCGGCACTCGCCGCAGAATCACGCGCTGGACTGCGAGGTCTACGCGGCTGCCGCGGCGCGCATCCTGGGCATTGATCGGCTCGCGCCGGAAGCGCCCGCCTCGGTGCCTGCGCCCGCGCAGGAGGCGGCGCCGGCGCCGATCCCTCCGACGGCACCGGCGGCCGTGCGC